ACGCGGCAGTTGCCGCTGGAACAACTACCTACAATGTCGGCGTCATTCCAGATAATTCACAGCTACTCGGTGTCACAATAAGAGTGGCTATAGCTAGTAACGCTGGTGGCACAGCGACTGTTTCTGTGGGCGTGGTGGGCAAGACGACTCAATTTCTTATTGCAAATACCAATGTTAAAGCTCTTGGGGAAACTTCCGCTCTTGCCACTGGGGGTTTGGATACAGCAGATCGTTTTAGTGGTGACAACCAGATCACAGCAACACTTATAGCTGCGGGAGCGGCTGCTACTGCGGGTCAAGTTACTGTGACGTTTACTTATGTGCAGGCCAATAACTTGCGAGACGCAACCGCTATCTAATAGCTTAAAGGAGGTTAAAATGGCAGGTCCGATAAGAGCTTTTACACTAGCCGTAGCTAACTCTGATTCTACTATATTCAATGGTAGGGCAAGGATTCGCAGTTTGGGTATCTTTGCAACAGGCGCAATTACTTTTACTATTACGAATGGTAATGGCGGAGCTACGTTGCTTACAGGTGCTTTTCCTGCGGGGTATAATGAAATCTACATTCCAGATGATGGTATTATCGCTGAGAATGCGGTTCATGCTGTCTTTACAGGTACGGGTGGCATTTTAACTGTTATGCTTGCGTAACTGGCATGGCAGAAAGAAAGAAGAAAGCAGTTAGTCTTTCAGTAAAACGCGGGGAAAAACTTCCCGCGTCGAAAGGCGCTGGTCTTACTGCCAAAGGAAGAGCTAAGTACAACCGAGCGACGGGGTCTAAGTTAAAGGCCCCGCAGCCCGGGGGTGGTAAGCGTAAAAAGTCTTACTGTTCTAGATCAGCAGGGCAAATGAAAATGCATAACATTAGTTGCAAGAAAACTCCCAAGAAGCGCATTTGCGCGGCTAGACGGAGGTGGAAGTGTTAAGTTCTCAGTTTATAGCAGGAACCATCTTTGTTGCGTTTGTGGGTGCGTGTGTCGGGGGACTCACATGGATATCGTCAACTCTTATTGAAGTTGACAAGAATGTAGCGGTTATGACTATGAAGATGGATGCTAACAACGAAAAAATAGATCAACTCCATGACATGATCAGACCAATGTGGGAGGAGTTTACGGGAAGGACATATGATGGCAATCTCGCGCGGCTCAATACCGAAACAGATTTCAGAACCTCCATCAAAACGGAGTACTAGAATGGCGAAGGGTGTTAAACATTATAAGAAAAACGGTACTGTTCATACCGGAAGCGTCCACAAGATGGCTAACGGTACTGTTCATACAGGCAAGAATCACACGAGTACTTCTCAAAAACTTTTTCATTTTAAAGCTTTGAGTGCCGCATCTAAAAAGAGAGCACGAGCATAATGTCAAAACAAACTAGTAAAGGAGGATCGAAGGATGCCTGTTACTCGAAAGTCAAGCGACGATATAAGGTCTTCCCGTCAGCGTATGCAAGCGGGGCAATCGCCAAGTGTCGTAAAGTCGGCGCAGCAAACTGGGGAAACAGTAAGAAAAAAGCAAAGGGAGGAACATTTAAGTACCGCACAACCAAGATATATTGATAGCGGACCTGTAGTTCTACGACCGTGATTGAGTTTATTTTATTCGTATATTTAAATGGTAATCTAATTGATAAGACACAAAGATTTAAGGATATGGATCGTTGTTTATACTTTTCGTCCAGACTTTCAAAACAAGCCCCTGTTCCTGTAGGGGATGGCAAAAGAATGAAGATGCATGCGATCTGTAAACCTGTACCAAAGAGATAGTTATGGAACCAATATCAACGGCGCTGGCTGGTATAGCTTTAGTTCAGAGTGCTGTTGCTGGAATTAAGAGTGCCATTGGAACCGCGAATGATATAGGAGCTATTGCGGGTCAGATAGATGCTTTATTTACTGGGCAGAAGCAAGTTAATGAAGCCAGAAACAAGAAGTCTGGTGTTGGAATTACAGATCAGTTTGGCGTAGGGTCTGTAGCTCGTGAGATGATCGATGCTAAGTTAGCAGCGGAAAAGCTACAAGAAGTAGCTACTATGGTGGATATGAGATTTGGGCACGGCACATGGAAAGGGATTCTTGTGGAACGTCAAAAAAGAATACAAGAAGCTAAAGAGGCCGCACTTAAAGCTAAGAGAAAAGCTTTAAAAGAACATGAAGAAATGATGGATAATGTAAAAATAGGGCTTGGTATTTTTTTCGTTCTTGCCGTGGCTATTGGAGCATTTATTTTAATGATGGTTTCTGTTGCAAAAGCGGTAGGTATGTAAAAATGGCTGTTAGAAAGACGAAAAAAGGTGCGGCGCTCAAGCGATGGTTCAAAGAAGACTGGAAAGATGTTCGCACGGGGAAAGCGTGTGGGCGTGGCAAGGGTGAAAAACGGGGTACTCCATATTGCCGCCCCAGTAAAAGGGTTTCTTCTAAGACTCCCAAGACATCCAAAGAAATGACAACAGCAGAAAAACGTAGTAGAATATCGCAGAAGAAAAGATTAGGACAGCCAGCGGGTAAGCCACGCAGAGTGAAATCTTTAAGAAGGAAAAAATAATGGCTCTTTCAGGATCTAGAAATTTCGAGCTAAACGTCGCTGAAATTATTGAAGAGGCGTATGAGCGGTGTGGGTTAGAGGCTCGGACTGGTTATGACTTTAAAACAGCCCGACGTTCTCTTAATTTAATGTTCGCCGATTGGGCTAACAGAGGTCTTAACTTGTGGACAGTCAAGCAGGGCACACAGGCTCTGACATCAGGAACAGCGACATATACCTTCACAGCAGACTATACGGATTTGTTGGAAGTGGTTATACGCCGCAGTGGCACGGACTTTGAATTGTCGCGGATGTCTAGAGGTGATTACATAACTATTCCCTCAAAAACAACAGAAGGCCGTCCAAGTCAGTATTTTTATAATCGTCAGACACTGCCACAGGTAACATTATGGCCTACTCCAGATAATTCCACAGACACTTTAATTTATTATTTTGTGCAGCGAATGGATGATGCCGACACTTTGGTGAATACGGCAGATGCTCCGTTTCGCTTTTTCCCCTGTATGGTAGCTGGTTTAGCCTACTATATAGCTATGAAAAAAGCTCCAGATAGAATTCAAATTTTAAAAAGTGTGTATGAAGAAGAATTTCAACGTGCAGCAGATGAGGACGAGGACAGGGTGCCGCTGAAACTTCAGCCAAGTATTCAATATCTTCGAGTTATTTAATGGCAAGACACGCATCTGGTAAAAAAGCTTGGGGTCTTTCGGATCGTTCCGGGTTTCGGTATCGTCTTGCGGAGATGCTGGTTGAGTGGAACGGTCTTAAAGTCGGACCAGATGAGTATGAGGCAAAACACCCACAACTAAATCCACGCAGAACAAGGCCCGATCCACAAGCTCTTTTACAACCTAGACCGGACACAGCCACTGAGGTAGCTGGTCAGGTTCTTTTAATAAGAAACCCTTTCCAGTCAGGTAATGCTGGTTCTTCAGTAATTACTGTGTTTGAGCCTTCTCATGGTCGGAAAACATTTAATGTTGTTGTTTTTCGTAAGACACAGGCATTTGATGGTTTTACAAAAACTGTCTTGGAAAAAGCTGCGGGTTATGTAATTACTGTTATTGATGCTAACTCGTACACTATTACAGTTGTCGGAGAAACAGCAACTGTTGGTAACTTACGAGGCGGCGGCGTAAATGTAACTGCTGATACGATCGAAACTTCAGGGGCAGCAGCACCAAAATTTGACGCAACAAATGTTACACTTGACGCAACAAACAAAACTTTTGACGAGGCTTAAATGGCAAAGCAAGCAGTAGGAATTGGATCATCAGCCAATGACGGCACGGGAGATACTCTTCGTGTAGGCGCTGATAAAATAAACGATAACTTCGATGAGATTTACAATGCGTTAGGTAATGGAACTGCGCTTACGGATATTATCGACACAAACGGGGTTATTGACGTTAATCAAGGCGCTAATAAGATTGTATTTTATTACGCGAATCTAAGCGACTTGCCTAATGCCTCAACCTATCATGGCGCTGTTGCTCATGTCCATGCTACAGGTGGTCTGTATTTTGCTCATGCTGGCGCTTGGACTAGATTAAACGACGAATCTACTGGTCCCGTAACAAAGTATACCGCTGGCGTGAATGGAAGCACAGCCTTCACATTTACTGGACCCGGAGCGACTTCAGGAAATAATCCAAACTTTACTTTCTACAAGGGGCATACATATCTAATAAACAATACAGCCAATGTATCAAGTCATCCTTTGCAGATTAGAACGTCTTCTGGTGGGTCTGCCTTTACAACAGGTGTAACAAACAATTATAACTCCACAACTGGATTAACGCAGTTTATTGTTCCGCATGAACCAAGTGATACCTCTTTAGTATATCAATGCACTAATCATAGCGGTATGGTTGGCAACATAACAATAGTATAGTGAGCAGGTGAAATGTCGTTTACATACACAGAGCTACAAAACGCAGTTAAAGATTTTACAGAGAACGACGAAACCTCTTTTGTAAGCAATCTTCCTGTGTTTATTCGTGGCGTAGAAGACCGTATTTTTACATTAGTTGACTTAGAGCTATTTAGAAAAAATGCTACCTCACAGTTATCAGCCAATGATCCCTACTTAACTGTCCCTACCGATTATTTATCATCTTTTTCTTTTCAGGTTACAACAGCCAACTATAAAGAGTTCTTAGATATTAAGGATGTCAACTTCATCCAGCGCTATACAATAGATTATGGAAGTACCGCTGTCCCAAAATACTATGGTATTTTTGATATAGAAAACTTTATTGTAGGTCCTACACCAGATCAGGCGTATACGGTAGAGCTTCATTATTATTATAGACCAGCCAGCATCACGGCTGGTGCAGGTACGGGCAATACTTGGCTCAGTATTAATGCTCCTAACGCCCTCCTTTACGGTTCACTTGTAGAAGCGTATACTTACATGAAGGGTGAACAGGATATGATGCAACTGTATGAGCAAAGGTTTATGCAGGAGATTCAACGCTTAAAAGATTTGGCGGAAGCTAGAGAAAACAGCGATGCCTACAGGAGAGGTCTACCTGATAGGCCACGTTCATAAGGAGTAAAAGACGATGGCAACATCAAATGCAGCAACCACCTTTTTGGAGAACAAGTTACTTAACTTCTTGTTTAAAAATAATGCTGGTTCTTTTTCATCACCCGGCGATGCAATCTTTGTCGGTTTGGCTACCGCTGTAGCGTCAGGCAGTGAAACCACAGTTACAGAAGCTACCTTTGGAAACTATGCTAGACAGCAAAAGGCAGCTTCAACATGGACTGTTCCATCAGCTAGTACAGATGCTCAAATAGCTACAACAACGCAGATTGAGTTTCCAGCTTCTAGTGGCACAAACAATACAATCACGCATGTCTTTATTGCCAGTGCATCTAGCAGCGGCGATATTTACTTTATTGGCGCTCTTGACGCGAGTAAAACGATTGCCACGGGAGATATTTTTCGCATCAACGCTGGCAACCTAAGTATTCAGTTGAACTAATATGGCACTTGTTCTTAAAGACCGAGTAAAAGAAACGACCACCACAACTGGGACAGGCACTTATAGTTTGGCTGGTGCGGTAGCTAGTTTTGAAACCTTTGCAAGTGTGGGTAACGGAAACACCACATATTACGGTTGCAGTGATGGTACGAACTTTGAAGTAGGTATAGGAACATACACCTCTTCTGGCACAACTTTAGCAAGAACAACCATACTTCAGTCTAGCAATAGTGATAACGCTGTTAACTGGGGATCTGGTACAAGAACTATTTTCTGCACACTGCCTGCGGAGAAAATGTCTTTTCTAGATGCTAGTGGTAATATAGTCGCTGCGAATGGAAGTGCGCTAACTGCTTTGAACGGCAGCAACGTAGCTTCTGGAACGGTTCCAGTGGCTAGAATAGACACAGGCACATCAGCAAATAAAATAGTTATACTTGACGGGTCTGCTAGATTGCCGGG